TAATGTATCTACGAATATTGCAGGAAGTTCGTTCAACACGTCGGCCGATACACAGGCGAACTATGTACAGCACGCAGTTGTTTTAAACGTGACGGTAGCGGGGACGGAAAAAGCTCTAGTTGCGCAGCCGACGGCGGTAGTTGGATCGCCCGGCACTGCGTTTTTGATGGCGATAACGTGGTATCGACTGATCGTGACCTGACCGATGAACATCAGAGAGTTTGTTGCGGGCGACACGCTGGACATGCGCGAAACGGTGTCGGGCTATCCATCGAGCGCGGGCTGGGAGCTTTATCACAACCTGATTCCGCAAGTCGGCACCGGCACCAGCATCATGCTGACCGCGACCGGCACCAGCAGCGACCACAACACCTATTACCCGTCGAGCGTAACCAGCGCGTGGCCGGCAGGCGATTATTCGTGGTTCAGTTGGGTCACTCTTTCGACCGCTTCGCGAGTGTCGATTGGCAGCGGGTTCCTGACCATCAATCCCAATCCGATGACCGTGACCACGGCCACCGATAACCGCAGTCATGCACGCAAGGTCCTGGACGCCATCGAGGCCACCATCGAAGGTCGCGCTACGCATGACATGGCGCAATACATGATCCAGGGCCGCCAGGTGACATTGCTTGGTCCCGAGCAATTGATTCGCTGGCGTGGTTATTACCAGACGTTGGTCCAGGCCGAGGACGTGCTGTCGGGTCAGGCCAAGAAATCCACCGGCATCCGAGTTCACTTTCGCCCATAGGGGGAAGCCATGAAAAAGCTGCGTATGAAATTGCCGACCATGTTTCGCGATCTGGACCTGGACCGGGCTGCTATCGATAAGGAAAAGCGCACGGTCGCGGTTTCGTTTTCGTCCGAGATTGAAGTCGAGCGCTGGTTCGGCAAGGAAATTCTGGACCACTCCAAAGGAGCGGTTGACTTGGGGCGGTTGACAAAGGTTGGGTCGGTCCTAGTGGACCATGCGAGTCGTGACCTGGTGGGCACCGTCGAGCAAGCAGCAATCGGAGAGGACCGCATCGGGCGGGCCATCGTTCGATTCGGGCGCAGTGCGCGAGCGGAGGAAATCTTTCAGGACGTGACCGATGGAATACGCAAGGCCATCAGTGTCGGCTATCGCATCAACACTCTGAAGCTGGAGAAATCCGACAAGGAAACCGGAGTGGACACCTATCGCGCAACGAAGTGGACGCCGCACGAGATCAGTTTCGTCGGCGTGCCTGCCGACCATACGGTCGGCGTTGGGCGGGCGGATGTTGCGGACGCCGAGGATGTATTCATCGAAGTCAACGACATGGAGCAAAACGAAATGAAACGCAAATTTGGCAAGCTGATGGACGGGCTGCGGGTGCGCGGCCTGAACGTCGAACAAGAGGGCGCGGCCAATGGCCAGGCCGCGGGCGCGGGCGCTGCGCCACCGCAACAACAGCAGCAACCACCAGCAGCAGCACAGCGCACCGACGTCGCACAGGAAGCGCAAAACGCCATCGTGGACAAGGAACGGGCACGCTGCAAGGCGCTCGACGACCTGGGCAAGGTCTACGAAAAGCACGGCGGCAAGGAACTGGCGCGCGACATGATCCTGTCGGGCCGCACGCCGGACGATTTCAAGAATGTCATGCTGGAACGCATCGGCACCCGCGACATTCCTGCGGTCAACATCGGCATGACGCAAAAGGAAGTCAAGCACTACAGCATCCTGCGCGCCATCAACGCCATTGCCAACCCGAATGACCGGGCGGCGCGGGAAGCGGCGGCGTTTGAATTCGAATGCAGCGCGGCGGCGTTGAAGCAGGAAAAGCGCGACCTGCGCACCGGCGGCCAGATCGCGGTCCCGACCGATGTCGCATTCGGGCCGCTCCAGCGCAATCTGAACGGCTGGCAGATGCCGACGCAACAGCGCGACCTGATCGTCGGCACCGGCACCATGGGCGGTTTCACAGTGGCCACCGATCTGGTTTCGTTTGTGGAAATGTTCCGCAACCGGCTGGCGCTGGCGCAGGCCGGCGCGCAAATGCTGACCGGGCTGCAGGGCATGGTCGCGATCCCCAAACAGACCGGCGGCGCAACCGCGTATTGGGTGGGTGAGAATGTGGCGCCGACCGAATCGCAACCGGTGTTTGGTCAATTGACGATGACGCCAAAGACTGTCGGCGCGTACACCGACATGTCGCGGCGCCTGATCATTCAATCGTCCATCGATGTTGAAAACTTCGTCAAGACCGACCTGGCGAAAGTGCTGGCGCTGGCGGTTGACCTGGCTGGACTGAGCGGACCAGGCACCGGCAACCAGCCATCGGGCATCCTGGCCAGTACCAGCATCGGCAGCAGCACCGCCGGCGCCGCGGGCGGTGCGCCGACCTGGGCGCAAGTGGTGGCGCTGGAAACCGCGGTTGCGGCGGCCAATGCCGATGTGCCGAGCTCGGCCTATCTGATGAATGCGGTCACCCGCGGCAAGCTGAAAACCGTGCAGAAAGGAACGAACCTGCCGTTCATCTGGGAACCGGACAACACCCTCAACGGCTACCGCACGGTGGTCAGCAATCAGTTGCGTTCGAACCTGACCAAGGGCACCAGCACCGGCATCCTGTCCGAAATGCTGTTCGGGAATTTCTCCGACTACATCATCGGCATGTGGGGCGGGCTGGACCTGATGGTGGATCCGTATTCCGGCGCGACTGCGGGCACGCTGCGGGTGATCGTGCTGCAGGATGTCGACGTGGTGATGCGCCACGTCGAATCGTTCGCGGTGACGCCTGACCTGATCACGACCTGACCAGGGCGCGAGGTTAGGGCCATCGGACGCGGTGGCCCGTTTACCAATCAAAAAAGGAGAGCGATTTTGTGGCAGGCGTCGAGCAGTAACGGCAACGAGTCGGCGAAATGCAAGTACGACGTGATCCCCTACATGCGCGGGCGCGGCGTGGACCTGGGTTGCGGGCCGTGGAAGATTTTCCCGCATTGCATCGGCGTCGACCAGATACCGGGCGCCGACGTTTGTTCGTCGGTGACCCGCCTCGACCAGTTCGCCGATGCGAGTATGGATTTCGTCTATTCCTCGCATACGCTCGAGGACATCGACGACACCGAAGCGACGTTGCGCGAGTGGTGGCGGCTGCTGAAGGTCGGCGGCTACTTGATCCTGTATCTGCCACACAAGGAGTTCTATCCGAACATCGGCCAGCCGGGAGCAAATCCGGCTCACCGGCATGACTTCATGCCCGATGACATCGTCGAAATCATGCTGCACGTCACGGGCGATTTCGACCTCAAGCTCAAGCAGGACCGCAACCAGGGCTTCGAATATTCATTTCTCGAGGTATGGCAGAAGCGCGCAGAAGGCGCAGGAGCGCTTTATTCGCACGCCGAGCCACGACCGGCGAAGACCGCGGCGATCGTGCGCTATGGCGCGTATGGTGACGCGCTGTGGGCATCGTCGCCGATCGCGCTGCTCAAGCGCGACGGCTATCACGTGACGGTCTACACCGAAGCCGCGGGCCATGATGTGCTGAAGGCCGATCCGAACATCGATGCCTTCATCGTGGCCGAGCCCTATTTCATGCCGGCGACCGAATACCTGGGCTACTGGCTGAACGAGTCGCTGAAATACGATCGCTGGATCAACCTGGTGCAGTCGGTGGAAGCGACCTTGCTGCCGCAGCCGGGGGACATCCAGTTCTACTGGTCCGACACGTTGCGGGCCAAGTTGATGAACAAGAACTACCTCGAGCAGGTCCACGACTTCGCCGAGCTGCCGCACGAATGGCACCAGCGTTTTTATCCGACGCCCGAGGAGGAAGGCTGGGCGATGGCCTTCCGGCTGGCCTGTCCCGGGCGCATGGTGGTGATCAATCCGACCGGCTCGACCATCCCCAAGCACTGGCCGCATGTGCAGGGCATGATCGATCTGCTCGACGCGCAGGGCATCTATTCGGTAGTGCTGGGCGACCTGCGCGACATGAAGCTGAAGCCGCCGCCCAAGGCCAGGGTGATCGGCAAGGACTGGCCGCTGCGCACGGCGCTGGCGGTGTGCCAGCAGGCCGATGTGGTGATCGGGACCGAATCGGTGATGGTCAATAGCGTGGCCTTCGAGCCGCTGCTCAAAGTCGTTCTGCTGTCGCATTCATCGCACGAGAATCTGACCAAGCACTGGCGCAACACCATCTGCACCGAGCCGACGCTGCCGTGCTTCCCGTGTCATCGCATTCACCGCAACGAATTTTTTTGCGTGTGGGACAAGAAGACCAAGGCCGCGGCGTGCCAGGCAGTGGTCAGTCCCGAGCAGATCTGGGGCGCGATCAAGGTGTACTTCGATCATCTGGACGAGGTGGAACATGCCGCTGTTGCCTGCCCTGCGCTTGCATCTTGACGCGATGTTCACCCAACCACACACCGCATATCCGGCGGTATGGACACCGAATGTTGACTCCTATTTCTCGCCTGAGCATGGTTCGCCAGATGCGTTATTGCCAACGTCAGTGATTCCTGGCGGAACGTTGGAGTGCGGTGCCCATGTTCAATTTGCGGTGCCTGGAATCATTACAGCAATCCGCTATTACCGCCCTTTCAATGGTGGACCTGTATCACGCATTGTTAATTTGTGGACGACGGCAGGCGTGTTACTGGATACCGAACCAGCGGTGAACATTTCGGGCGGTGCGCGGTGGGTGGAAGTGCCGTTGACAACGCCAATAGTTGTTGCTGCTGGTGTTGTTCTTGTTGTTTCCTATGGGGTGACTAGCGTTGATTATTCGCGGCACGATAGCGTTGCGATGCCTGTTAATAACGGCGGCAATGTTTCGTTGATTTCTGCCTGTTACAACGCGCAAGCCAATATGTTTCCATCGGTGCCTAGCACGTCATATTTTTTCGCCGACGTTGTATTCCGTGCCAGTAATCCGGGGGCAGCGCCAGTTGCGACCAATGTTTTATTTCTGGCATCGACCGATGAAGTTTTCCAGGGCGAATTGGCGCGGGCGAATACCTACGTCATCATTCACCAGGCCAATGCCTTCGTCGGCATGGTGGCCGGCGATGCCATCGTGGTCGATGGCAACAACTATCTGGTGCTCCAGACCGACCTGATCGACGACGGCGAAGCCTGCCGCTCGCTGCTGTCGAAGGCGAATTGATGGCGCACGTTCGCAAGCAGATCAGGGCTGAGTTCGCGAGCATCCTCAATGCCGGGGTGGCGGCGTTCGGCAATCGGGTGACGGCGCAGCGCACGCTGCCGATCCGCGCCGCGGACCTGCCGATGGCGGTGGTCGAGATCCCGCGCGAGGACATCGAGCGCCGCAGCCTGCCGATGCCCGGCGTGCAGAACCGGCGGATGCGCTGCGCCATCAAGGTCTTCGTGCGCGACGATGCTGGGGTGGTCGACGCGCTCGACGACCTGTGTGAGGACGTCGAATCGACATTAGGCGCCGATGAAGTCAGTCTCACGCTCAATGGCAAGGCCAAGCTGATCACGCTGATCGGCGTGTCGATCATGTATGGCGCGACCGGCGAGCTCAACTGGGCGATGGCCGCGCACGAGTACGAAGTGATTGCGCTGACCCTGGAAAACGATCCGGGGACGGAGCTTTGACGATAACCAAAAAGTGAAATCGAGCGGGGACGCCCGCATTCAACCCGAGGAGCATTGACATGGCACTGGGCAACACTTCACGCGCATCCCTGCGCTACAAACCCGAAATCGTACCCGGCACCATCAATGCTGCCGGGAATCACTACAACCTGCGGTACACCAGCGACGCGCTCAAGTACGCGATCAAGACTGTCAAGTCGACCGAGATCCGCGACGACCGCAACCTGACCGACATTCCGACGGTGGACGCCGACATCATGGGACCGATCGGCGTCGAACTGTCCTATGGCGAATTCGACGAGCTGATGGAAGGCGCACTGCAAAATTCCTGGTCGGCGTGGGGCACCGGCGGCGCGACCACCGGCACGCTGACCGCGACCACGACCAGCCTGGTGCTGGCCGGTGCGGGGACGGCGCCGTTTGCCGGTGCTGCGGTCGGCCAGTGGTTCCGGGTCAGCGGCGCGGCGCAGGCGGGCAACAATACCTGGTTCCAGGTCGGCGCGCTGACCAACGCAACGACCATTGCCGGGACCGGCTTCACCGCGGAGACCGGGACCACCGGCGTCGTGATGTCATCGTCGCGGCTGACCAACGGCACCAACCAGCAGTCGTACACGTTCGAACGCAAGAATTCGGACTTGAACGTGTGGTCGGCATTTCGCGGCTGTCAAATCGACAAGATGACTTTGAAGATGACGCCGGCCGAAATCCTGACCAGTCAGTTCGACGTGATCGGCATGTCGTTCTCGTCGAGCACGAGCTCCACGCTACTGCCAGGCACGACGACGCCATCGCTGACCAATACCATGTTCAACGCGACGGCCAATTTTTTCAACTTGCTCGAGGGCGGCATTCCGTTGGCCGGGACTTATGCGCGGTCGATGACGGTCAACGTCGCCAACAACCTGCGCGGGCAAAAGGCCCTGGGTTACATGGGCAGCGTCGGTATCGGCAGCGGGCAGTTCGATGCCAATGCGCAGCTTGAACTGTATTTCGCGAACATGACGCTGTACAACAAATTCGTGAACAACACGCCCAGCAGCATCAGCGTGCGCCTGAGCTCGACCGCCGGCGGCGCGGGCTATGTGTACACCTTCCCCAACATCAAGTACACCGACGGCGCCTATCCGACGCCGGGACTCAACCAGGATGTGGTCTTGACATTGCCGTTCCAGGCATTGCTTGACCCGGTGACCGGCGCGGCCATGATCATCGACAGAGGGGGACCGGCAGTGACTGCGGTGACCTGAGTTTCACCGGCCCCGCTAGACGTGGCGACGGCCGCTTTTTGACCAGACAAAAAAAGGACAGCGATGGACAACGACGACAAGACGACCGCAGCGCGGAATCAGTGGGCGATCCGGAAAGTAGCCAAGCATAAGCAGCTCGACGGCATCTGGGCGCCGATCCCGCTTGAGGGGCTGGGCACGGTGCAGATCAAGTGCCGGGCGCGCGACACGATCAAGTATCAGGAGACCGTGACGCGCATCTACAAGCCGATCCGCGCGCGCTACAAGGAGAACGTTCCGGCCGACCTGCAGCACACGCTGATGCTGCAGATCATGCAGGAGGCGATCATCGCCGACTGGAAAGACGTCCCGGACAACAGCGGCAATCCGTTGCCGTTCACGGCCGAAAATGTGGTCTTGTTTCTGGACTCGTTTCCCGATGCGCGGGATGCGATTGCGGCGGTGTCGGGCGAATACAGTCTGTATCTGTCCGACGCCGAAAAGGAAGTATTGGGAAACTGATCGGCTGGCTGCGCTGGACCCTGCGCTATGGCTCCGAGGCAGATCAAGCGTGGTTGGCGAGTTTACCAACGGATGAGTATGTTCCGGCGCGCGATGACCGGCCGGAACTGTGGCCCGAGAATCTGTTGCCGGTCACGGTGTTTGGAAGGCTGGTCATGCAACGGCAGATCGGGATGGGTGCCAGTGCCATTCCGATTCCGGTCATCGAGTCATGGGCGCGGGTACATGATGTAGAGGACATCGCCGGCCTGGTGGACAAGATCGTGGCGATGGACGCGGAATATCTGAACTGGGCGCAGGAAAAGCAGGAGCGACAGAAAACGGAACAGGAGCGGCCGAAGTTGATCATGCCGAAATGACCACGATGGATCTGAGCATACAGGCGTCAATCGAGGAGCTGTCCCGCTGGTCCGGTCTTGCGCAGAAGGAAATCGACAAGGCGACCTGGCTGGCCATCAACCGCTCCATTGACGGCGCCAGGACCGAAGCCGACCGCAACATCCGCGAGCGCTACAACATCAAGCGCGAGGATGTGCGCAAAGTGCTGACCATCAAGAGTTATGCCAGCCAATCGCGATTGCAGGCAATCATGCAGGCGCAAGGCAAGCGCATCCCGGTCTACGCCTTCGCCGCGCGGCCGAAGGAACCGGCCTGGCGCAAGCCGGTGACGGTTTCCATCAGCAAGGCCAAGGGCCGCATCGGCAAGAAGGCCTGGTTCGTGGCGCGCATGAAGTCGGGGCATGTCGGCGTTTTCGTGCGCGAGAACCAGAGCGTGAAGCCGACGGTGCGCTTGCCGATCAAAGAGGTGATGACCATTTCCGTCCCCGAAATGCTGAAGGGCAAGGAAGTGATGAAGCTGGTGCAGGACGGGACACGGGAACGCTTCGATAAAGAGTTCGAGCGGCTGCTGGTCGTATTCAAGAAGAGGAGCTTCACATGAGCGGCGCCAGCACCGACTACATCACCAATTTCATTCTCAACGCCAAGGACAATTTCAGCGGCGCGTTCGACAAGCTGAAAAACCAGACCAAGGATGTACACACCCAGTTTGTCAGCTTGCAAACGCTGCTGGCCGGCGGCATGGCCGCGGGTTTCGTGGCACTGATCGAAAACGCCATTGAAGCGGGCGACCGCTTATGGACGATGCACGAAAAAACCGGCATCGCGGTGGAAACCCTGGGCGGGCTGGATCTGGCGGCGAAGCAAAGCAACACGTCGCTGGAATCGCTGCAGGGCGGCGCCCGCAAATTGATGGAGAGGATGATCGAGGCGCGGGAGCCGACCTCGGAGGCGGCCCAAGCTTTTGCCACGCTGGGCGTCAGCGCCTTCGATACCACCGGCAAGATGAAGCCGCTGGGCGAGATGATCATCGAGCTCGCCGGCAAGTTCGGGCAGTACAGCGACGAAGGCCCGGAAAAGTCGGCCAACGCCAACTATCTGTTCGGCAAGTCGGGCATGGATTTATTGCCGATTTTGAAAATAGGCGAGGAAGGATTGCGCGACCTGGTGGCCACCCATATCCAGCTTGGCGGGCATACCACTGAATCGGCGAAAGCTGCCGACGATTTCGGCGACAAAATGGTCATCGTCAAGCGTGCCAGCGAAGGGGTTTGGACGCAAATTGCATCGGCGCTATTGCCGACGCTGAGTCAGCTTGCGGATATGTACATCAAGTCGGCGAAGGAATCCGACAAATACAACGATTCGCTGTCGCTCACTACGCTTATCGTCAAGTCCATCACTTCAGCGGTGTTGATCCTGATCCCGGTTTTTCAGACGGTGGGCGAAGCGGTCGCAGCGTTTGCCGCAAACATCGTTGACAGTCTGACCAATTGGGGGCGGGGCACGCAGGCCATCAATCTGTCGGTGGCAGAGCAGATCACGGCGCGATGGTCAACGCTGTCGGATCGTCTGGGCAAGCTATGGGAAGACCCAGTAGCAAAGGTCACAGCGGGCGCAGACAAAACCTCTGACGGTCTGGTCATGCCGCTTTTGAAAGCGAAGGAAAAGGCCGAAAAGCTGAAGGACGATTTCGGGCCAATCATTCAAAAATTTTCCAACATGTATGTGCAGGCGCTGGCCGATACCGAATCGGGCTACGAGAAAACCACGCAGGCGGAAAAAGAATGGCTGGCGCTGCAAAATTCTCCGGTGTGGCAGACCATGACCCAGGACCAGAAAGAACAAGCGGCGTTGGTCATGGAGCGCGCACACAATCAGCAATTTCTGAATGAGCGCATCAAGGACTTCGACAAACTGGCACAGGAATCGGTCAAGTATGTCGAAGATTACAAAAAAGGCATGGAGGAATGGAAGCAGAAAATCAATGACAACGCTGGCGCGTTCGTTGATGAAATGCTGAAAATGCAGGATGAAATAAAACTGGTCGGCCTGTCGGGCGATGCGCACGACGCGGCTGTGGCCAAGCTGAAGCTGGAAACCGATTACCGGGCGGGACTGATTCCCACCTATGACGAATATATAGACCGACTGGGAAAAATCACCCAGGCCTATCTGGATTTGTCAGCGGCCAACAAGACCAAAGAGGACGCGCAGAAAAACATTGAAATGTGGAAGCAGATTGCCGAGGCGGGCGAGCAGGCATTCGAGCGCCTGTTTGAAAAGGGCAGTAACGTATTTAAGGATTTGACCGCGGTGGCCAAGAAAACGCTGCTCGACATCCTGTACCAGATCACTGCCAAGCAGTGGCTGATCTCGCTGGGCACGACAGGCGGGCTGCTGTCGGGCGATGCGGCGGCGCAAATGATGGGTTCCGGATCCTCGGGCACCGGCATCACCGGCATGCTGGGGTCGGCGGTGCAGGGGTCGAACCTGTACCAGAGTGCCGTTGCGTCGATGACCGCAAGCGGTGGCTACGCTGCGGGGTCATCGATTGGCGCGGGTGCCGGTGGCTATCTGGGATTTGCCGGATCGGAAACCGGCACGGCGTTGGGCCTGAGTGCGGCGACGACGACCGCCGAGGGTGTGGCCATCACCGAATTGACCGCGGTTGGCGCGGCCATTCCGGTCATCGGCTGGATCGTGGCAGCGGCGGCGCTGCTGTATGCGATCTACTCGAAGCCCGGCGGTGGACCGAAGTCTGGCGGATTCGCGGCGTCGGGCACCGACGCATCGCAGTGGGACCGTTTCTTTACGCCATCGGACCAGGACGCCGAACTGCAAAAGACCGCGGCAGCGTGGCAAACGGACTATCGCAAATTGGTGAAAGGCCTGGGCGGCAAAGCGCTGGACGACATGACGTTCGCCATCGGCTTCGACACCGACCCGAAAGGCGATGCGATGAATCGCGTCAGCGCTGGCGTTTCATCCGGTGGCCGGTCGGTCTGGTCGATGCTGAACAAAGACATCGGTAATGACCCGAAAAACATCGGCGTGGAATTGGGAATTGCCTATTCGACGGCATTGGCGCAGGCCATCAAAGCATCGGATATAACGGGCATCGTCGGCAGGGTCTGGCAGGAAGTGGGCACCGTCACGCAAGAGCAATTGAACCGGATGATCAAGTTCAGCGAGGCGTTGATTGTTATTCAGAATTCGGTCAACGCTGACGTGCTGGGCGATGCGGCCAAGGTCGAGGCGCAGGCGCACATGACGGCCATCGACAATTACAAGGCGTCGGCGGTTGCGCTGCAGGAAATGTCACGGCAATACGATGGGTCAGAGCAAGCGACTTATGACCTGGCCGCTGCGACGTCGCAATTTCATGCGATGGCGATTCAGTTGGTGGTGGCGATCGACAACATCAGCGAGGCGTTCAGCAAGACCATCGAAACCAGCAAGCGGCAAATTGAACTGACCGGGCTGGAGGATGAAGCGAAGCGCACCTATCTGCAGTCGGAAATCGACCGCTTGATGGAGCAACTTGGGACCACGACCGACCCGGCCAAGATCAAGGAAATTGGCGAGCGCATCAACACCGACATACTGGATATTTTCGGAACGCTGGGCAGTGCCGACCAATTGGCGCAGAAGTCGCATTACCTGGAATGGCTGGACGCCATCGAAACACAAGTCAATACGCGGCTGGACGCGCTGAAGCAGGTCGTTCTCGGCGAAGGTGAATTCTCGTATACGACGGTGATGCAGACCGTCGGCGAGCAGCTGGCCGCTGCCGGCGACCGGATCACCGCGGCGGCAAGGGATATGCAAACTGCCGCCGACACCATGAACACCGCGGCGTCGAATTTCAGGGCCGGTTCCAACATCAACATCACGGTCAACACCACCACCGGCGAAGTCGGGGTGTCGCCCGCATGAGAACCATCAGCACCGGGCTCGCGGGGCGCCAGGATGCGCGGCTGACGCAGCCGGGCTTTCTGGTGTCCATCGGTTTCGCCTCGGGCACGGCTCACCTGTCGTCGCGGCAGACGCTGACGGTGCTGGGCACGACGTGGATTGCGCGCAGCCTGGCCATATCGGGCCTGGATTCCGATTCCGACGCCAACGCCAGTTGCACGATCCGCGTCGGCAATCACGACAACCTGATGTCGGCGTTCGTGCTGGCCGACGGTTTCGCCGGGGCGCCGGTGCGGGTCTACAAATTCTGGGGCACGGCCACCGATCCATCGGACCTGATGCTGGCCTTCGATGGCGTCGGCAACGCGGCCGATCCGATCATGCCCGACCAGGTGACGCTGAAGGCCAGCATCGATTCGGCGGACAACCTGATGACGCCGAACACGCCGCGGATCGCGCCGCCGCTGTTCAACGCGGTGTTGCCGGCGGGCTTCGAGATCGTCTGGGGCAACGAGCGCTACACGCTGAAGAAAGGCTGACCATGTTCGGCTTCGCGCCCTTCTCCGCCGCGCCGTTTTCCTCGCTGCCGATCTGGACTACGGGATCGGTCGGCATCGCCGACTATCCGAGCTATGCCCAGGCCCCCGGCGGCGCGCAGAACGACATCGACAAGACGGAGCTCGAGCGGGCGGTGTCCGGTTACGTGCGCGGCGTGCTGTGCTACCCGGTGACAAAGAATCAGTTCTATGTTGTGCACACCGAATTGACGATGAGCCAGAAATCCGACCTCTATCAATTCTGGCAGGAGCACAAGTCCAATGCCTTCAACTTCGAATGGGCGGGCGACACGCAGACCTACCTGGTGCGCTTTGCCCGGGCGCCGCAATTCGCGTGGAGCCGCGCCGTCATGAAGATCGATGCATCGGTCGTGCTCGAGGAGGCCTGACCAATGAGTTACCCGGCATTGCCGATCGTGGTCGGCTCGACCGAGGAGCAGGTCGACGACTACCACTGGAACCGCGACCAGGCCGGCGGCGGCTCGTCCTGGTACTTCTTCGACCAGGACCGGCGACGGTTCCACGTCAAACATGCGGAGCTCACCCTGACGCAGAAGCAGACGCTGGACGCCTTCTATGCGGCCAACCGCGGCAACGAATTCCCGTTCGTCTGGCTGGACAGGGTGACGTATACGGTGGTCTTTGCCGGTGGCCTGCGGCGGTCGGCGCCGGTCCCGGCCAGGCTGTTCAACGTCGACGTCACTCTCGAGGAAGTGTAAATGCCGACCGCAGCCGAATTGCTGGCAACGCAAAAAGGATATGCGTCGGAATTGACGGCGTATCTGCTGGCGCCGAAACCGGCGCCGGCGCCAGCGCCCCCCAGTGGCGGCGGTTCAACATCGTACGGCGGCTTTGGCGGGCAGGCATCGCGCGAGCAGCTCGAGACCGTGGCCGTCCCCGCGGCGGTACGGCAACAGCAGATCGCCGGCGATCGCGAACTGATCGGCCTGGTCTATGGCGCGGTGCGCCTCGGCGCCAAGATCGTATCGGCGGTCGATTACCAGGGCGATCTGCTGCTGCTGGCGGCGTTCGCGTATGGCCCGAACAGCGGGCTCGACCAGTTCTACGTCGGCAACGATCCGATCCCGGCCACGGTCACCATCACGGTCTATCTCGGCACCGCGACGCAGACCGTCAACGCGACGCTGCAGGCCGCGTTCGCGCTCAAGGGGGTGACCTATACCGACGCGCTGCCGTACGTCACCTACGCAGTCCTGCGCTTTCCTGTGGGGTCGACGTCGGGCTTCCCGCAGATCTCGGCGCGGGTGACCGGGCGCAAGGTGTACGACGACCGCAACGGCGCGCAATCGTTTGCCGACCCGACGACCTGGGCCTACTCCAACAACCCGGCGCTGTGCCTGGCCGACTTCATCCGCGGGCCGTGGGGCATGAACACCGGCGCCGGTGGCATCGAGCCGGCGTCGGTCATCGCCGCGGCCAACGCCAATGATGTCGCGCTGCTGTCGCTGCCGCGGCGCACCATCAACCTGGCGCTCGACCGACAACAGGCCGCCAGGCAGTGGATCGCGGCGCTCAGGACTTACGCCAACGTGTGGGTGGAGCCGGTGGGCAACAACGGCGAGGATTACCGGTTCATCGTCGACCAGGACGGGCCGACTGTGATGGCCTTCGGCAACGACGACCTCAAGCAGGATTCGCTGGTGCTGCGCAAGCAGTCGCTGGCCAATACGCCGACCGTGGTCGAAGTGATCTACACCGACATGACCATCATTCCCTATCGCGACGGCAGCGCCTTTGCGCCGGCCGATGGCCAACCGGCGGGCGGGCGCGCCTACCGGCTGTCGCAGGTGCGGGTGCCGGGCATCAACAACTATGCCGAGGCCTACCGGATGGCGCTCGAGCGGCTGAACGACTTCACGCTGTGCGACCTGGCGGGCGAGTTTTCGGCATTCGATCAGGCTGCGGTGTGCGAGATCGGCGACCTGATCGAGATCACCAACCCGATCGGCCTGTCGGCCAAGCGCTGCCGGATCGTCAAGCCGATTCTGGCCAGCGCCGGGCGCTACCGGATCCAGTTCCGGGAATTCGATCCGGCCAAGTATTCGACCGTGGTGGCCACCGGCCCGACCTATCCGGACACGATCCTGACGCCGCCGGGGATCCCCGGACCGCCCACCGCCCTGGTCCTGGCCGAGGAGGTGTACCAAGTCGAAGCCTACGGCGGTTATGCCTCGCGCATCCATGCCACCTGGACCAAGCCGGATTTTCTGTGGCTGGGCGGCTATCAGGTCGATGTCACCGATCCCTACGGCAAAGTGGTCTGGACGTCGTTCGTGCAGGCGACGCCCACTCCATCATTTCGCAGCGGCGCGCTGCAGGAAGGCGTCACCTACCAGGTCAGCGTGTCGAGCGTGTCGCTGTACGGCGGCACCACCTCGGGATCGGCGTTGACCGGATCGCTGTTCATGTACGGCAAGCTGCTGCCGCCGGGAGACGTCGCCGAGCTCTCCGGCTTCGAGGCCGGCGGCAAGGTGCATCTGTGGTGGACGCAGGCGATCGACATCGACATCGCGCTCTACGAGATCCGCTACGGGTCGACCGCCGGCAGCTGGGACACGGCGACGACGATCGAGCGCATCAACGCGCTGACCTATGTCGCGCAGACCGTGCCGCCCGGCCTGTGGCGCTTCTACGTCAAGGCCGTCGACAGCGTCGGCTCGTACAGCCCGAACCCGGCGATCAAGGACATCAACGTCACCATCGACGCCTCGAGCTTCCTGGTGAGCCAGTATTTCTTCACGGCGCCGACCGTGGTCAGCATGACGCAGTGGTTCAACCGGCCGGATCCGGTCATCAAGTGGACATCGGACTTCGGCGACGGCATCGGCTACGGCGCCGACAATCCGGACAACAACATCGGCACCTTCGGCGATTCGCTGGCCAGCACGCCGTTCGCCACGCCGCACAGCACCGGGACCTCGCCCGGGACCAGCTCGTGGACCAGCGAGACCTGGGATGTCGGGATCCCCGTGTCGGGCACCTGGCAGGCGCAATTCGACGAGGTGCAGGTGCACGCCGGCACGGTGTCGTTCTTCATCGACATCAGCACCTCGGCGTCCACCGGGCCGTTCACCCGCACCACCGGGATCAGCGCGCTGGCCAACGGCCGTTGGGCGCGCATCGGCGCCTACAGCACTGGCGCGTTCACGTTGAGCGGTGCGGCATCGCTGGCGGTCAACGTCACCCCGCGGCGGGAATTCGGCATATTGAGCACCGTATCCAGCGGTCCGGTCACGGTCAACCTGGCCAACCGCTACTTCCTGGCCAAGTCGATCCAGGTGACGGGCCAGGGGACGACGGTAGTCAATCCGGTCTACGATAACGTCGTCGTCGGCACCGGCGTGGCCAATTCGTTCGACATCTATGCATTCAACCAGGCGGGCACGCAGATGGCGGCCTCATGTTCATGGATCTTCGAGGGAGTGAGCTGACATGATCTACGTCAACATCGACACCACCAAGCCGACCACGGCGCAGACCCGACAGGCCGCGGTCGATTCGATGCGGACCAACAGCCAGGCGCTGCGCGACCGCATGGTGGCGGCGATGGGGATGGGGGCGACGTTTTCGATCACCACCGGGCCGGCCGACCAGCCGGTGGAAATCCTGATGACGATGGCGGCCGAGCGCTGGAAAGGCCGTTTCAGCTGGGGCACCTCGGGCGGCGGTTCCGGCAACGTCGAGCGCGAGGCGTGGTGGTATTCGAACAATTCCGGCACCTCGTACGATCCGGTCACCTTCCAGGGCGGATCGAACTACGTGACCACCTACGGCTATGACGCCAGCGGCAATCTGATCACCACAACCTTGGGAGCGACACCGCCATGATCGGCATACTGGCAAGCATACCGGGCAAGCTGACCACGCTGCTGTCGCGGCTGACCGCGGCCCGGGCGGCCAACCTGGACAACCTGGACGCGACGGTCAGCACCCGCGCCCTGGCCTCATCGGCGCTGTCCAATGCGCAATGGACCAATACGCGGGCGACCAGGCTGGACTTTCTGGACGTGCCGGTGAGCAGCGTCATGCCGGTGGCCAGCAGCGTCATCAATTCGATTCAATACGTGACTCTGACCTGGGGCGCCGGCGCGCTGACTCCGACGCAGCCGATCAGCCCGGTAGTCGTGGCCAAAACGTTGCTGATCAATCTGGGCACCGATTGCCCGGTCGGGGCCGCGGGGCTGGACAATTTCGGCTACATCACCCTGCAAAGCAATGTGCTGGTCGCAGGCAATCGGCAGTCATCGGGCGGCACTCTGCACACGCGGATCTGCGTGGTCGAATTCAAGTGATGAAATCGTGCCGCTGGACAGCACGGGACCCAAGGCGATGTGATGGGCGCGCGGACCTGTGTTGATACCTTGGAAATCGTCCTGCGCGATTGTGAGCGGTCCTGATGGCTGAAGAATTGTTGGTCCGGCGTTTGCTGGACGAGATCGAC